TGTTGCAGTAAAGTCTCCTGCTTTTGAGCAATGGTTGACAGGAATTGCATTTTCTCCATGTCATTTCCAGCACCAAGAGGAATATCAACCATTACATCCATATCTGCATCCCAATACCTAGGATCTATTGGAATCCACTGGTTCCTCAATCTGGTCATCATTTCTCTATCTTGGTGCTTGTGTATTAACTGGAGAATACCTTTATAAAGTGGTTTTAGTCCAGATTCAGCAAATATCCGTGCAATCAACTCAATGTGGGCATGGGCAGCCTTTACAGTAGAATCAACAGCAAGTCTAGTTGCAGATTGTAAGTTTTCAGAGTCCATTCCCTGAGATGCCTTTGTGATACCTGTCCTCGTGGACTTGATTTCATCTAGCATCCCAAGGATTGGTAGGGCTTGAGATCCAACAAATGGCATATCCAATTGAGTAACAGCCCCGGGGGATCGAGCTCTAATAATAGAACCAACCTCAGTATTTAAAACATCTTTCAAATTAACAGCATTTTCCAGTACTAACATCCGTGGATTTACTGCCATTACCAGAGAATCCATTACATTTCTTAATATTGCCGACTTGATCCTCTGTATATCGGCCACTATATCAGTAATTGAGGCACCAATCGCGGTATGCGGTTCCGGTGCAGGGCAAAACAAGACAAATGGAATATAGTCGCAGGGCCCGTTATCAACAACATTATGTGTGTTTCCAATCGTACATATCCGTCTCAATTCTGAAATACCATCTTGATCAACATCCAAATTTATATATGATTCACAATAAAGAACTTTTCTCTGTGCAGGTTCCATATGTGTACGACCCCGATCCGGAGCATCCGAGTGACGTGAAATAAATTCTTCATTACTACCAAATGCTCCATCATTGGACGAATGTTCCTCCAACATTTCTGGATCATAACCTAAACTTGTTAATTCAGAAATTGTTTTATAGGATCGATGGGATACTATGTCTGCATCCATCACACTTTTTGCTCTGCGATCAATAAGGAACTCTTCTGGTGGTAAAGCTTCAACTCTGATCTTACCCTTCTTTGTCCTTCGCTTAACAGTAACATTAAAAAGTGGGATACCTTCTGGAGTTTGATCTGTCTGCTCCATTTCCACCGATTCCACATCGTCCTCACCTGCAATCATCTGGGCTTGTTGTTCATCAAGACCACTGAATTTAGAGCTTTTTACTGTTTCGGCTTCCTCCCACCAATATTTCATTACACCTGTTCTACGGATAAGAGCATCCTGGAACACAGACATCATCGTATTGAAGAAGTCTGGTTGTTGTTCCATCAACAGGTTGTTAATATAATCAGAACATTGTTCGGCCATCTGTACATCTTCAGGGCCATTTGGAGTAAAGGTAAGGATATTTTTCGTACCAAAGAAGATACGCATCATGGAGGGAAGTATTGCATTGACAGTATCTCTTACATCATAAGAGACAACACCAGATCTCCCTTCATCATCTTGTTCAGGGATATGTCCAGAATAGTATTTGCCAGAGGTTATTCGGTCTTGACCAAGCTCATCATCTGAATAAGAGATAGCATCATCAAGCAAATGTCCAACATAAGACTTGATTTCTTCTTCATCCATTTCCTCTGTGAAACTGGCTTCCTCATCAGTTGCAAATCCTGGTAAATCACCAGATTCATCATAATCACTTATTTCGGCCATGTTTCCTTTTCATAAATTCGTTATAATCGGTAGTAGATTTCTCACTGTTACAATCATGACAGCTAACCACTAAATTGGTAATGTCTTGTGCTTTTGCTTTTGTATTTAATTTCACCCGTGGAATCTTATGTTCAATAACAAATTTTTCTGGATACAAGGTAGTTCCACAATAGTGACATGGGGCTGAAATATCTGTTATTGATTTTGCATCTAACCAAAGTCGGATATGTGTCTCACGGTTATATCCCCCTTTAAATATACCTAGTTCTTTTTCCCGGCGGCAGCGTTGTTTCCACTTACATTTCAGTGAACAGTATCTTTGTCTCTCAAATTGATTATAGCTGGGGGTATATTTTTTGTTACAGTATTCACAGGTCTTCTTTTTAGGACTTTCTGAAAACATATATTCCCTTATTGTATCACAATTCAACTAGCAACTTAATGCTATTGTTTATACAATCCCAGGAATATTACGCATGAGAGGTTTTTGCCAAGAGGCTCCAAATCCAGAATGGATTGCAGCACTTCCTGCAAATGTCAGTACAAATGCATCAGCAAAGTCTGGAGAACCACGGTGCCCTATACGTCTCTTCATCTCATCCTTGGTTTCCATCCGGATCTTCCCAGATGACTCAAACGAGTATCTAGGTGAACATAGCTCGAACATTAGACGTTCATCACGAGGAATACGACAGTGTCGCTGTTCGAACCACTCTTTAGCTTTGTGCCACAATTCTGCTCTCAAGTTTTTGTATTGTCCTGATAGGGATGCAGATTCACCAGTATTAATCCCAACAACTGGCAAACCAAGTTCCATACCCCGATCCACAATAGATGCTCCAATACCAATTACATCAACCAGTATTTCAACTGGAGCAATTTCTTCCTCTTGTGCTTTCTTATATTCTGCACTAACAATCCCCATTAGTTTCATAGTATCAAGCTTTGACCAAGATTTGATTGGTTCCATGACTGTGTTACCTCTCCGTTTACATAGGGCCGATTTATCAGAGCCATACCTAGCAACGTCCAAGCCCCAAGAAATACCACCTTCTGTTGGATCCACATCTCTGGAAACAGCAGTTTCGACTAGCTCATTTGAAATAATAGTATCATCAGAAGACTCCGCAAATTCGCCGAGAACTCTAACACGATATGTATTAGAATCAATACCATAGCGTTCGGCCATCTCATCAATATACTCCTGTTTCACACGTTTAGATGTCTCACAGGATACAGTGAGGGTCCACCATCTATCAACTAATCTAGTGAAAGCATCGTGGAAATAACCTTCTGGCCGAGTTGGATTTCCCAACAATAACAGTGTTGCATTACCAGATAGTGACCCACCTGCTGCAGAAAATATAGCATCATCAACAGAACTAGCCTCATCAACTATCAGTAAAACTTTATCGGAGTGGATACCTTGAAGTGCCTCTGGTGTCTCTTTCCGTGCAGTTCTACACGATATAAAAGACCCAGATGGATCTGATTTTAATGTGATTCGTTCGCTAAACACTTCAAATAGCTTATTCAGGGCCGGAGGTAATCGGATCAGTTGGGACTTCAACTCAGCAAAAAGAGCATCAAATAGTTGGGAAGCAGTTGGAGCAGTACAAACTGTCTTTTGGGGATAGAAACATAGCATGTGGTGCATCATTAACCAGGCTGCACAAGTGGATTTGCCAACACCATGTCCAGATTTAACTGCCAACAACCTAGACTTCAGTGATTGATTCATCACCTTTTGTTGCCACTCATCTGGTTCCTCCTCTAAAATGTCTCTAACGAATTGGACTGGATCATTTCGGTACTTTTCAATAAATTCGGTGAATACGTTGACTGAAACTTCCTTATGTGCCATAAATCCTCTGGTAATGAGTTAATATCGTTTAGTTCTTCATCTGGTACCCAGTAGCTCATGGATGTACGACCATCATTATTGTGGTACCACTCTTCATGAACAAAAACTTCAGGAGCAGATATCCACCCTTTAATCTCATAAACACCATATGAACCAATAACTAAAACATAATACTTATTTTGTTTATCTTTTTTCTTCAAAAACAAATTATCAAGTGGATGTGGTCTGGTCCGTGCTTCATAATGTTCACCAACATCAGTTGTATCCTTTCCTGCAATACCAGATGGATACAAACCCAAATATTTAGCTAGAGCAAACTCACCAAGTGCACCTTCAATAGAATTACCCCACAGACCCTTTTTACCTGGATCTCCCCAATGATCCCTATAATCCCTTAGATTTTTTCCAGTCCTTGAATTTTGCAGGCATTTTAACTGTCTTTGCAGGCCGGCTGTTGAACCAATCGAAATTTCGGCCGGTGTCAGAGTCACTATCGAGGACTTTGTACACGTTAACTTCATTTTCCCTCCCGGGTGCATCTATAATCCATACACCATAAGTTTTAGGTAATTTACCTTCCAACCAATGAAACAACTTCTCAGTCTGTTCCTTAGTATCACACTTAACTAACCCCGAACCAGTTTCCTTAATCTGCTTCTTAAGGTCATCCAGTATCGGTTTTGATAAATTCTTCGTCATATGGCACTGTATAATATATATCCTTATGATCCAAATCAACACAATCAAATGCTAAATATTCACAACAATTCCCTCTTTTCTTGGGATATTGCCTTATAACCTTTGCATGAACCATCCTTACCTTGTTCTCATGCAACTCATCATTAACCTCAAAATAAACCTTATCCCCAATTCTAGGGGGGGTCCGTGTATCCTTATCCAAATTATTTTTTCTTTCTGCTATGACAGTCCTCAGATCAATAACCTGAGGGGGGTTAAATTTTTTTTTAGATTAAATATTGGGTGTGGGTTACGATAGCCATATGGTACCCCCCGGGTAGGACGGGGCAGGGGGGCAAACAGAATAGATATGGGTAGCACTAGGCCTAGCCTTACCCTACTGGTTCCAACCCCAAAGTGTTCAGTAATGACTAAATTGAACACTTTATGCCTACTTATTGATATTATTAACCATTTTCCCAATAATTATCTGATTTCAGGTCCCATGCCCATATGGGACTGCCTCCTGAGGACCCTCTGGCCTTGGTTATAACTTAAATATAGTATATTACTCCCTTAATATATACCTCTTGTAGTATATCCCTTATAGTCCCTATAATATATCCCTTATGGTCCCTATACCAATCATCCCTATAATAAGATGTGCCTTATAGCTTTGATTAGTATATAGATGATTAGTATATAGTATATATATATATAGTTATAGCCCCCGTTGAGAATGCTTCTGTTTAGCAATAAGGTCCCGATCAACATCCATCTTCTTGTCTTGAACAATCTCCATCAGCATTATAATATGTTTAGTGTTAATGCCACGCAATTTGGCAGGTGGGAGATCCTGGACAAGATCAAGAATATCATCCAAACAATCAAGCATATTAAGTGTCAAGTGTAGTCTCAACATTGCTCATTTATTATTGATCTGTTTCTTCTTTGGTGTTATATCCTTTATGGTCTTCATTTGGTTACGAAGTGCATCAAGGTGAAGTTGGGTTGCATCACTCACTTGCATATCTATTGTCTGTCGTTCACCGTACTGAATTGGACTGTATTTACTAGCAACCCATTGTTTGGCACCAATAATAGTCTTGGCTGATGCAGGATCAATATGTCCAAGTTCCAACTTATCTGTAATGTCTTGGATTTGGCTCACTGTCATTTCAGCATATGCCTTTTTAGCCTCCATGTATCTTGCATTAAGGTCATCATTAGTTGATATTTGGTAATAGAGTCGCTTGTATGGTATGTCAAGTTCCCTTGCCATCTTTGGCAGACTACCAAACTCTGAGTAACCATCAAAGATCTTTTCCCAGAACTCTTCATCATCAAACATCCTAAATTCCCGTGCTCTTTTTGCTCGTCTAACTGGTGTTCCTGCCATTTACCTCCTTATCGAATGGGCACACCAGATCTTCTGGAGTACTACTTTGCATATAGCCCGAGTCTACCTCATTGGGATGCCCATTTAATTTGATTGTCTTGAGTTTCAAACCATAGTTGTTAGTACCTCTTTGTACAATCAGACCAGGTTTCTTGATTAATTTATTCTGTCGGAAGCCTCTGTAATTAACAACGTGTTGCCAACGGCCCCATCTTTCCTTTATTGTTGTGATGTCAGGATGTTGATCCTTCAGAGATTGAGCCATCTGTAGTCTTCCATCATCCACATAAAGTTCCTCTGTATTACCACCACCCATTGTCATTGTAGCCTGTTTCTCTTGGAGGAAAGCATAAAACAACACAGTGCACCATCCATCCTTCAATGCTCTGATAGATAAATCAGTATCCTCGTTATAACGACCACGCCAACGATAAGGAATATCATTCTTGATAAGGATACACGAGTATATCCTTGTATTGAACGCTATGGCTGGTCTAACTGATATATCTGGTATAAAAAAACGGTATTGTAGTCCAGAAAGGGCCACATTTTCATATCTATCGGTAAAATCCTCTGCTACTTTAAGTATAGTACCAGAAGAGACAT